ATACCTCAAGCGTAATGTTGTATTTTATCACTGAAAACTACCTCAAGACGAACACTCCCATCACTGCCAATGTGGATGTGACTGATGTGTTCCCATATGTAGCCACTCAAGCACAACTCCGAGTGATGCCAATCCTTGGCACTACTTTTTACAACCATTTGCTGACTGCATACAACGATCAAACACTGACACCTGAAGAGGAGACACTTGTCACATTCATTCAACCTGTGATTGCATGGAGGTCAGCAGAGGATGCAGTGTTCGGGTTGACATACCAACTCAAGAACAAAGGACTTCAGCAGCAGAGTGGTGACTACTCACAACCAGTGACTCGCTCCGAGGTTGCATTCGGCATGGAACACTATGCGCAGAAAGCATCGTTCTTTGAGATGCGACTCATTCGCTACCTAATTAAAAACAAAGCAGAATATCCTATCTTCACGAGCCATGAGAATCGTGACACTGACCTTCGACCACAAGTCGAGTGCAATATGTGTCAAGGCGATTGCTTCTATGATGGCAAATGGGAGTGCGGATATCCACGAGATAATGGCTACAATAACTCAATATTAGTCATCTGATGAAACACACAACCCTCGCAATTTTCGCATCCTTGTTCACAATACTTTCACCTGTGCAACCCATGGTATTGGTTGCCATCCTCGCAATATTCATCGATACCATCTTCGGAGTTTGGCGCAGTGTCAAACAAGGTGGTTGGGCATCATTCAAATCAAGACGATTGAGCGACACCATTGGCAAATCATTGCTTTATTCAGGTGGCATTGTGTTCACGTTCTTGATTGAGAAGTTCATTGCAGGGGATATCATCGCACACTTTATTTCGGTTGAATTAATCATGACCAAATTTGTTGCGTTCTTTTGCGTAGTGGTTGAGGTCAAAAGCATAAACGAGTCATATGAAAGTGTGACAGGCAAGAACATCCTTGCAGCGATGCGCAGATTTGTGACTCGTTCCAAGAGTGAACTTGATAATTGGAAGTAACTATCGGTGCAGTTATTGAGTGAGTAACTCGATTAAACCGAAACTTCACGCAGACGCATACCATAAGAACTGCCCTGCGTTCCCCCGATGATAATGTTGTCGGGGGATATTTACTTAATTAAGGAGAAAAATACTTAATTTATGGTCAAAACATACACCGACAAACAACTGCTCGACAAGGTCAAAACACTTCGTAACTTCCGAAGCATTCCTTCAGACCATTGGATTCTTGGTGTACGATCAAACGAGGACACTGCCAATCGATTCGATGACAAGTTTTATCTCTTCAAAGGTGAGCAGTTCATTGCAGTCGCATCAGGAACCACCAATCCAGGTACATCAACACTGCGACAATTCGAGAAGATAAACAAGGCAGGTGCAGCAGTGGTCAAATCAGACTCATGGTATTATAATCTTTGGAAGTTTGGCAAGCACAATGGCAAGGTCGATGCTCTGCTTCAGCTTGGCGCATCCATCACTGTGAATCGTGATACCGATAAGGATGACAAGAGCGAGGAGATTGGTCAAGTTCAATCCGGTTACTTCGGAATCAACTTCCACCCTAACACATACGATATCACTGCCGACAATACAGGTGCAACCATCGGATGGTGGTCAGCAGGTTGCCAGGTGGTCAATGACATGGATAAGTATCGAACATTCATCCGAGCAACCAAGACACAAAAGTCAGTGACCTACTGCCTACTTAACGAATTTTAAAGCTATAACCTTACAAAATGAAAAAGATTTCAGGGTTTATCCTTATAATTTTACTCGCATCATGCTCGGCAAATTACCATTTGCGCAAGGCAATCAAGAAAGGATATCGATGTGATGAGGTAGGTGATACAATTCGCATCACAACTGTTGACTCGTTTCCTGTCATCAGAGACAATCAAATTGTTTATGAAAGGTATTTTACCACCAAGGATACAATCGTTCAATACAAGACATCTTTTGTGCCAAAAACGAGGTATCAGACCCGCATTGAATACAAACTCAAACGAGATACACTTCGATTGATTGAAAAAGTCGAGGTCATCAAGTACAAAAAGGACAAAAACGACAGTAAAAAACCGAACCTTTGGTTGTTCATCATCGGATTCGGTGCAGGATTCATCACCAAATGGTTGCTCAAGTTCTCTAAATACACACTATGATTGTAAAAAAACACGCAAAAAACATCCACGAGATTCAGATGGATGGCAAACAAGTCAAGATTGCAATGCTTTCTGACATCCACTGGGACAATCCCAAAAGTGATTGGAAACTTCTCAAGCGTGACCTTGACTATTGTCTCCAGAACAACATTCCCGTTATGATAAATGGTGATATGTTCTGCCTCATGCAAGGAAGAGGTGATCGCAGAGGGAACAAGTCTGACATCCGACCAGAGCACAACAATGCAAAGTACCTTGATTCAATTGTGGAAACTGCTGTTGAATGGTTTCTACCATACGCCCACATTTTGACGGTAATCGGATACGGAAACCACGAGACCGCAATCATCAAGTATCAAGAGACTGACATCCTTCAAAGATTTGTTGACCTTCTCAACTACAAAGCTGGCAGCAATGTGTTCGCTGGTGGATATGGTGGATGGCTTGTTGTCCGCCAGATATTCGAGGGCAATGTTCAGATGACTACAAAAATCAAATACTTCCATGGTTCAGGTGGAGGTGGTGTGGTGACCAAGGGAGCACTCAACTTGACTCGAGCTCTTGAGATGTACGAGGACTTCGATGTGTTCACGATGGGTCACATCCACGAGAATGCTGCCAGGAATGATGTGCGTGATACTATCACATCTCATGCAAAGACTGGATATCGACACCACCACAAAGACATCCATCTCATGCTCACTGGTACATACAAGGAAGAGTATGGAGATGGCTCAAAGGGGTGGCATGTTGAAAGAGGTGCACCTATCAAACCTACTGGAGGCAGAATCCTCACCATTGAATGTGGAAGATATGAGGAGAATAAGGTGAAAAAAACCGCCAAGAGTATCGACTCAATCAAATTTCCTTTGTAAATTCACCGCTGTATTCATATACTTGTTGTTTTAGGGGAGCTTTCGGGCTCCCTTTTTTTGTGAAATGTCAACTTTTAGGTTCAAAATACTTGACTATTTGTCTACTTAAATGTTTTGAAACTCAAGCAAAATCAAGAGATTCAAAAATATTTGTTTAAAAAAGTGGAAAAATGTTCACAAGTTGAAACATATTTGCAAAAGTTGAGTATATTTGTAGGGTCAATAAGGCACAAAACAAAAACAAAAAGATATGAAAAATGTAGAAATCTTAAACAAAATGTGGAAGGCAGAAGACCTTCTTTTAATTGCATCAACTAAAGTGATTAAAGACTTGATTGCTGAATATAAAGCGGATCCGAATTGTAGAGCTTATGATTGGATTGCTGGAGAAAAAATATCTCATATAGAGAAAGCGTCTTTTATTTACTCTTGCCTATTTTAACGAGTTTAATTGTTTAGCGAGGGGTGCGACTCGGTTAACGCACAAAACAAAAACAACACTATGAGCAAAAAAGAAATTTTAGAATTCATCCAAGCCAGAGAAAGACAGCTTTGGGATGAGTACACCGAGAGCCGAGACATGAATGGCAACCTCGATGCAGTGACCAAGCGTGACCTCGCTGTATGGTCAGAGATTCACGAATTGTTGAACCACATAACCGGAAACCATGAAGGAGATTATTAAAGAATGGAAGGAGCTTCCAGATTACGACAAGGATTTTTTCAAGCACATTGTGATTTTCTTTATTCCAATTGCTTCAATCTTTGTTTGGTTGGTATCGACCAACACACCACCAGTGATGGATGTAAAACTTCCAGATTCACAGACTGAAATTAAACCCAACTATGAACTCAAAGGAGATTGGGCAAAGTATGCACAAGGAGTATATACCAGAAAATATGGCAAATAAATTTTACTTTGGAGAAGCCGATACCATCTTGCACCAGCACATTGTGGAGGTGGTTGTTTACAGAGCAGAGGATGACCAAGAGATTGGGGTCATCGAATTAATGTACGAATTTGATAAAATAAATGAAAGAGATGAATTTAAAATTGAATCAGCAGAGTGGTCAAAAGATATCACTATCAAGGAAGCAGAAGATGCCATTGACGAACTCCTCAAGCGAGCTGGAGATGAGTTCCAAGGATTCATCGAGCAGTGCCTCGAATACGAACCAGATGACGATGATGAAGAGCTCTCTTGGTTTGTTTAGCAAGTACCAGGTTGAGCGATTCTGGACATCATTCAACCACGATCTATACCACAGAATTTGTGAAATTAAAATGCAAGAGATATGAAACTTTATTGGACAATGAAAAACGGACAGCAAATTGACATTGATGATATGAGTGAGAGCCATCTACGCAATACACTCAAGATGATTGTTCGCAATAGTCAGGCAAAGCCACAAGTAAAAAGAATACAAATCGGAAACATAGAGTCCAATTTTATGGATGAGTTACACAAAGAATACGAAGAGGAGGAATATTATGAGATTTAAACTGACATACCACATCGGAACCAAGGTGATTCAAGAGTGGATATTCACATCCAAAAGTTTGTGCTACTGGAAAAAGATGGACTTGATAGAGTCTGGAATGTTTAATGATGGAAAATTTAAAGTATCACCACTATGACCAAAGAACAAAAACTACTCGCACTCTGTGGGGTGCTTCCAGTACTTGGTGACTTCATCGAGGACTTAAACGATCAGCGAGTATTCAAGCAAGTCATCAAGCAGAAAGCAAATATGCTGCTGGAAGAGATACAGCGAACAGATGCCACCATCCTTGCTGGAGGGAACATCGACATATACCAACAACAAATTGAGATACAACAATCATTTCGCCAATGGGTGGAACAAAACTTTTGACTATGACAAGCAGAGAAAAAATCGAGAAAATCAGAGAAGTCATCAAGGAATATGAACTCGACAAGCCAGGAAGGCAGCGAGGGAAGGTGTACATGAGATTCTATCTGTTCAACTTGCTGAAGCGTGAGCAGTTCAATCGAGTGGAAACTGGTCAAGAGTTCAATATGGCACACTGCACAGTGGTGCATGGACTCACCCAGCATGACAATCTCAAAAAGGATAAGCTCTATATTCGATACACCCAGCATCTGCGTGACATCTTCGAGGGAGTCGATGAGGAAGAGATTTCACTCAACAAAGCACAAGACCTCAAGGCCGATGTATTGAAGTGTGAGAACTTCTGGCAGATGGTCAAAATCCAGAATGACATCAAGGATGGATTGTATGGCGATGTGACGATATGACGAATCTCTTTATTAGCTGACTGCTGTAATATTACAAAAAAGCTCAAGGGCAAAAATATTTTTCAAGCGTCACCGTCACGCAAAATCGTTAAGTGAATAAAAGTCAGCGAGTTGAGTGTTTTGATTTGCATATTTATCGTCACGCATCGTCACAAAACACCATAATATCGTCACGAATTTGTATCTTTATAGTCCTAAAAACATCAAGTAAATGAAATTTTCAGTATTTAAAAACCTATTTAACAGCAAAGAAACACCTTTTGAATTGTCAATACACGAGGTGTACAATCGAATCAGACTGGGCAATCCAGAGCTGATTAAGAAAATCCAATCCATCCGCTCATTGGATAAGAATGACCCAGAGCATGACCGCCTAAAGTCATCGCTGAATGCCATCATGTTCAATGGTACCTTCACAGAACGCAATGACAACAGTCTGGTAGAACACTCTGGACTCTGCATCCTTGACTTCGACCAATATCCATCCAAGAAAAAAATGGCTGAAGAGAGACAGCGACTCATCGATGACCCTCATGTGATGATGGTGTTCACCTCTCCTTCTGGGAATGGCCTCAAGGCAGTCATCAGAATACCGAAATCAGACAAGGTGGAGCACAAGCGGAGATTCAATGCTTTTGGAAGATACTTCCAGAGTGAGTACTTCGATACAAAGAACAGCAATGTCAGTCGAGTATGCTTCGAATCCTTTGACCCTGACATCTATTTCAATGAGTTCTGCCAGGAATTTACATCCATCGAGCAAGACCAAGGATTCAGCTTCACTGAACGCACTCCAATCTGCGTGCTGTCGGATGAGGATAAAATCATCAGCTTGATTGAGAAGTTCGACCATGGGTGTCAGTTTGTGGAAGGCAGTCGCAATGAGTTTGTGTTCAAATTGGCAGCTGTGCTCTGTGAGTATGGCATCCACAAGGATACATCAGAGCAGTACATCTGGACAAAATATGTCCAAGGCAGCGACTTCAGTGAGCAAGAGATGGTCACCACCATACGATCAGCATACAAGAAAGCATCCTTTGGGATGAAGTACTTCGAGGACAAGGATACCTTCCAGCGAGTCAGACAGAAAATCAAGAGCGGAGTCACCGATGATGAAATCAAAAAGCAGTTGAATGTCAGAGAGGATGTCATAGAGGACATCAAGAAAGAGATTCAAACTGGAGATGATATCTTTTGGTCGGTGAATGAAAAGAAAGGCATCAGCATCGAGCCGATGAAGTATGCAGAATTCTTGGTCAAGAACGGATTCAACAAGTACTATCCAGAGAACGCAGAGAAACCAACCTTTGTCAGAGTCAAAGAGAACAAGGTCAAGATATCTTCTCCGGAACAAATCAAGGACTTTGTGCTCAACTATCTGATGGCCAAGAATGAGCTCGATGTGTGGAACTATGCCACCAGAAACCCATTTCTCTTCAATGAGAACTTCATCAATATGATTGACAGCATCAATATCATGATGCTTCAGGACTCAAAGGATTGTTCTTATATCCCATTCAAGAATGGTGTGGCTAAAATCACAAAGGACAAGGTAGAGCTCAAGTCATATATCGATGTCGATGGCTACATCTGGGAGAATCAAATCATTGAGAGGGATTTCACTCTGCTGGATGATAGCTCAAATGACTTTCAAGATTTTGTCAGCAAGGTGTCAGCCGATGATGCTGGTCGAGTGGATGCACTGGAGACAACACTCGGATATCTGATGCACACATATAAGGACAAGACTGACCAGAAGGCAATCATCTTCAATGACCAAGAGATTGATGACAACCCGAATGGAGGGAGTGGAAAGTCACTGATGCTGGCAGCACTCGGAAACCTTCGCAGAGTGGTCAAGATTGATGGAAAGAGCTTCAATCCATCCAAGTCCGACTTCGTTTATCAGCGAGTCAACCTCGACACGCAGATTCTTGCCTTCGATGATGTTCGCAAAGCATTCGATTTCGAGCAGCTATTCAGCTTAATCACCGAGGGAATCACTGTCAACCGCAAAAACAAGGATGAGATATTCATCCCATTCAACCGATCACCAAAGATTGTCATCACAACCAACTATGTCATCAGTGGTGCTGGCTCATCTCATGACCGCAGAAGGCATGAGCTTGAATTCTATCAGTACTTTCACTCCAAAAGGAGTCCACTCGATGAGTATGGCAGACTCTTATTCGACTCCTGGTCTGATGATGATTGGTTGAAGTTCGACAACTATATGGTCAAGAACCTCCAGAAGTTTCTCACCAATGGATTGATGAAAGCCATCAGTATCAATGCCGATGCCAAGCGATTCATCCAATCAACTTGCAAGGATTTCTTTGATTGGGTGGAGGAAGGCAACCTCGCAGCAGATGTGTATCACTACAATGGCAGCAAGATTCAAGAGTTTACCTCCGAGTTCACTTCATTCAAGGAACTGGAGCCACGCAGATTCCTCAAATGGGTGCAAGCATATGCTGACTATAAATCACTCAAGATGACTCGTGGTCGCAATCACAATGGAAGATATTTCCTTCTCGAGTCTGGTGCTCCCAAGCCGACTCCAGAACCTGATGACATTTGGGATGAGTTAAATGAAAAAGCGAAGCAATAAAACTATACGCTTAAGCATATAGATATACGAATACATTCGAAATTATACGCAAACACATATAAAAAATGACAAGACAACACCGACAACTGCTCAAAGACCTTGAGCTTAAGCACAAGATGGAGAAGTATCCGAGCATACCACCTCATCTGATGGCACTGACACACTGGAATGACAACGGAGCTAATGCACTGACCAAGTCAATCATCGCATTCCTCCAGTTCAACAACTGCCAAGCGGAGCGAATCAATACAATGGGAGTCTATCGCAAAAAATACCGCACTGATGGAGTCGCAATCGGTGGACAATGGACAAAGGGAACCGGAACTCCTGGCTCTGCTGACATCTCTGCCACGATCAAAGGTCGCTCGGTCAAGATTGAGGTTAAGTATGGCAAGGACAGACAGTCTGAAGCACAGAAAGCATATCAAAAAGCCATCGAGGAAGCTGGTGGTGTATATATTATTGCAAGAGATTTTGAAGGATTTCTTGATTTTTATACACAATTCTGCGAATCAATCAAATAAAATAGTATATTTACAATTCAAAACAACTAAATATGAGTAAAACAACAATGACTATCTGGCAGAAACTACACGCTGCCAAGCAGCAGATTGGTAAGGTTGCCAAGAATGCAAAAAATCCACACTTCAAGAACTCGTATGCAGACATCAATGCTCTGCTTGATACGGTTGAGCCAATCCTCCACGAGCATGGACTGCTTCTCTTGCAGCCAGTAAGTGGTACTGATGTGGTCACTCGCATCATTGACATCGAGACTGGTGAATCGGTTGAATCATTCATGACTCTTCCATTGATTCCAGACCCACAAAAGACCCTCGCTGCTGTGACTTATTTCAGAAGAGGTACAATTCAATCACTGCTATCATTGCAAGCTGTGGATGATGATGGGAATATGGCAGCGGCATCGACACCACAAAAGCCATCGATTGACAATGCGAGATTCCAAAAAGCACTTGATTCAATAGCAGCTGGCAAGTACACAGCAGAGCAATTGAAGGCCAACTACTCGCTCAATGAAGCTCAACTCAAAATGCTTGCACTATGAAATGGCATCCATCGCAAATCGGTAAGCTGATGACCAATGGCAGAGCCAAGGACAGCATCGGAGAAACAGCCAAGAGCTACATCAAGGAGTGTGCAAAGCAAGATTTCTATAACTACACAACAGAACTGAACAACAAATACATCTGGAAAGGTAGAGAGCAAGAGCTTGAGTCAATCACACTCATCAACTCGGTGAGATTCACTGACTATGTCAAGAATGAATTGACTGTTGAGAATGACTATCTCATTGGGACTGCTGATATTGTCATCGACCAGAGAGTCATTGATGTCAAAACATCGTGGTCACTCGATACATTCCCAGCACTTATGGAAGATGCAGTCAACCCACTCTATGAATGGCAGCTCCGAGCATATATGTTGCTATATGATAAGCCATGTGCCGAGCTGATATACTGCATGGTGACCACTTGGGATGAATTCCTCAATGAATATGAGAACCTCCAGCTCCATAGAGTCGACCATATCAATCCAGAGAAGCGAATCACAGCACTCTGGTACGATAGGGATGAAGATATCGAGGCCAAGATGATTGCTCGATTGAAAGAGGCATCCGATCTATATCATGAATATTACACACAACTACAAAATAAATAACAGAATGGAAGAGTTAAAAGCAAAAGGCACCATTCACCACCTTGGTGAAGCCAAACAAGTGAGCGAGAAAATGAACATCAGAGAGTTTGTTCTCTCAATCGGTGACAAGTATCCGCAGTTGGTACGATTTGACGCAATTAATGAGCGAGTGAAGTTCCTTGACAATGCAAAGGTGGGCCAGGAGTGTGAGGTCAAATTCGACTTGAGAGGTCGTGAGTACAATGGCAGATATTATGTCAGTCTGCATCCTTGGGATAT